TTGTTCGGTAAGACTTGAGCGGTTTTTTTCTTTGCGCCACGTTGAGCTTCCTTGCTGTTCGGGGTTTTGAGAAAAATCATGCCGTCGTCATCAGGAATCCCGCCGCCTGTCGGTAGCTCTTCGTCGTCGTCAACACGATCAATATCAAACTGTGCCGCCTTTGGCGTTTTCTTTCGTGGCATGTGTGCTCGCCTCCTTGCGTGCGTTGTGGATTGCTCTGCGTACCATCAGTCCCGCGAGTGTTGCAATGAATGGCACGCCGCGCTTTGTTGCTTCCTCGCGCAGCCAACCAACAATCTCTTCGATGTGCCCCAAACACCACCCCGGCTGGCGTGCCTCATACTCATCCATCATGCGAGCGCGTGCGTTGCAGGAACAGTTTGGCGCGGCAACAATGCCAACAAGTGAAAGAAGTTTTTTTAACTCTACGCCCGGCCCGTGCGTCGGTGCCGGCGCACGAAGCATTGTTCTAGGTCTGACAAAACCCGGCTTTGGCTCGCGCGGATAAGCAGAATGGTCAACGTCTACCGTAATCTGGTCGAGGTTCTCGCTGACAATGCACGCACGCACTTCTTCAAGTGTGTAGCCGCGTTGGTGGCAGCGTGCCTCTAGATCCTGCCGAGAGCAACGAATCATGGTAGCGGGTTGCCTCCTCCATCGCACTGCACCCCCGTCTGAAACTTAATTTCGCTACCGCTGTAATTCGCGCTATCCAATGCGTCGCAATCAAATGCGCTGACGTACTGGCACGTCTTCACTGATTCGCCCGTGGCTGGGTCGATGGTACTTTCCGTACACGCGCCGAATACCTCGCGGCTGTACTGGTCGCAGTCCTCGCAGTCGGCTGTGTCATAGCACATCTGCGGCATCCCCTCCTCTTGGTAACACTCATTGATCGCGCTACACGGGGCGTTCTGATCCTCCTTTGGAATACAGATATACTTCGGTATGTGCGCGAGCGTCCACAAGCAGCAGTACGGTTTCGGGGCGCAGCACGGGCAAACCATAGCGGCACTAACTCTTAAAGGTAAGGTAGGTATTGTTTGTCGTAACGCTCAGAACGACGGCAGTTGCGGTAGCCGGTGTAAACACAATGCCGCAAGTCGCAGTGTCAAGAGTCGCGCTGCCGCCAGTCATGTAAGTGATCGTGGCCGTTTGAAGCGTGGCAACCACAAGCGGCACATCTACTAAAAACCACGCGGTGCCGTCCTTTGCTATTGCGCAATCCTTTGTCCCGTTCTCTGGGTAAGGAAAGAACAGGTTGGTCACGCTTGCGGTATTTGGCGTTGCCGTTTGGTATTTGAACGTCACGGTCTTTGGGCTATTGATTGCCCACGCCCCGGTGAACGTACCAATGTGGAACACCACACCGCCGCCGCCTTCCATGCGCGGATTCCACGTTGGCCCCTTGGTGTCACGGCCGCTGCGCTCGACAGTACGCACAACGTGCGCAATGCGTTCCGCTGCGGGACGGGTGAACGTCACCGCCACGCTCTTCGCCGGTTTGCCATCGGGCTTCTGGGGCACGGCTCAGCCCTCGGTGATGGTGATCACACAACGACTGCTGGCCACTGCTGCGTTGGCAGCGTAGTTGCCGGGTGCCAGGCGTAGCACAGCGGCCTCGCCGCCACGCAGCTGCACGGAGCTATGCAGCGTGGTGCCGTCGTAGCGGCCAATAGACACCACATGCGTGGCCACAGTGGTAAGCGATCGCGCAAAGCACAGGCCCAGTGCACCAAGGCTGGTCGTGCTGATTTGCGTGACGCTGGTGCCAAGGTTGAGCGTCACGCTAAGCAAGCCCGCCGTGGCGATGGTGGCAGTGATGCCGCTGCCGCCGAAGGCCTGCGTCAGTGCGCCCTTGGTGATCTGACCGCTAATCGCGTAGTTGATGTCTGCCATTGGAAGCTCCTAAAAAGGCGGTACGCCGAAGTACTGTTGAAAATTAATTTCTGGGTGCAATCGTCGCTCGATTATTCTGCTGACTAGTCCCACCCGCATGGCACCGTTTGCTTCAAGTGGTACTGGGTTGGCACACGCCACTTTGGTGCCGTCAGAGTCAACGACAAAGCAGCGTTTCGTTATTCCACCCTCAAGAAAATTAAAGCCACAGTCTGCCAACTTGAGCAAATGCGTGCTCTGCCGGTAGATCAGCGTGACTCCCACCTGCCAGTAGCGAAGCTCGGCATCGTTCACCATTTCAGTGGCCTGCACGCCGCTGATGCCGGTGCACAGCCATGTGTACTGTGCACCTCCAAGATAGGCTGCATCGTTGATCGAGTTTGTGACCAGTGTCGCCAGCCCAATATCAAAGTTTGCTCGGTTGCCAGAAATGGTGGCCGTCAGCTCTGCCTCTGTTTTGGTCACTCCATCAAAGTTATCGCCAGCGGCGTTTTCTAATGGCTTTAGAGTTGCGTTGCCAGCACCGTCGAAGTATTCGATTGCCGGCACGCTTGAGCCACCCGCAGAGAAATTCCAAATGTCGGGCCGTGCGAGAGGATTAGGGTCTTCGTTTTCCTGCGTTGTCATCCCATAGGAATAGGTAATCTCTGAATGGTAAGGATCTGTTTCCGTTGCTGTCACGGATAGCATTACCAAGAAAGGCCACTCAGGATGTGGCGATAGGTGAAAGATGCCAACGCTGCTGAGAACTTCTTGCTGCGCAGTCTCGCCATCAGTGCTGACGACGAAGCGACGCTCAGCAGTTGGGGATTCACCAAACTTGTGCGTCACGGTTCGCGGCAAGATTTCGCGTTGTAGAAAAGCGGTCATAGCATGTCCACAGGTTCGCGGCCCAATGCGTCTAGTTTCTGTTTAATCTCTTCCAGCTTCTTGGTCGCAGCCCGTGCTTCGTCCAAAGCAGGGTCGCTTTGTTCACCATTTCGGGCAAACGCTGCCACCTGAGCTGCACCGGCAGAAGTGCGCACGTCGTTGGCGTTCATAGCTCTGTAAAGGGGCTTGCTTAAATCAAAATTTAACCCGGCTTTAATTTCGTCTGCCTGCTTGGTCAGGTCGTCGCGTGTCTTGGTCGCCGCTATCTCTTTGTCTTTGCGGTTCTGGTTGGCGATTTCTACCGCAACGCCAGCTTGCTTGTAGACCAGTGCAAGCCGCTCCTCTGCGGCCTTGATGGCATCAGCGTCTCCAGCCTTGCGTGCCGAGGCTGCGCTCGCCTCTGCATCGGCAATCGTCACGTTGACAGCTGCGATGTCCTTGAGGAACGTAATGCGTGCTTTCTCGCCAGTGGGTTGCAGCCCCGCCACCCTGCTGGCTGCGTCCTCCGATGCCTTGGCAGCAGTCTTGGCACTCTCAGCAGCGGCCTTCGCAGCAGCCTTGCCTTGGGGGCTGTCCGCAAAGTTAAGCGGGAACGGTGCACCGGGGCCAGCACCAGATGGAGGCACTAACCGTGCTGCCTCAATTCCCTTAGTGAACTCTTCGATAAAGTTGATGGCAACTTGCACGCCAGTTGTGCCCATTGCGGCTTCGGCGGCAGCCACACGTTTGTCTGACGCGGCTGCTTTGCCAAGATCATCTACGCCTCTAGCCTTGGCTTGTTTTACGCCGGGCGTTTGAGCTTCGGCTCTAGCGTTGACCAGTTCCGTTTGCTGTGGCGACAGCGTTGTTAAACCAAACCTGCCAAGATTAACAAGAAAGTCCAAGAACACTTTCTCTAGGGCTTTGACGCCTTCTAGAAAATACTTGACCCCAATCAAGATGCCATCGGTGATCGCTTGCGCAATTGCCGTGCCACCTGTGGCCCCGCCGGCCCCTTGAAAGGCCTCGACAAACTTTAGCATGTCGTCGAGCATCTTGGTCACCACTGGCGAAAGGTCGCCCAGTATTTGGCCGATGATGCCATCTACTGTCGCACTGACAAGATCAAAGCCGTCGTTCATCGCTGCGATGTTTGCAACCTGATCGCCCTTTAAGATGATGCCCAGTCGCTCGGCCCTGGCTGTTAGATCCGCGAGGCTTGCGGCACCGTCTTTAAACAGCGGAGCGAGTGCGGCCCCCGCCTTCCCAAACACAGCAACGCTTGCAGCTGCTCGGCCAGCAGTTGTTGGTATCTCGCCAATGGCTTTTGATATGGCAGAGAATTGCGCCTCTGGATTCATGCCCTGCAAATCTGCAAGGTTGACGCCAATTTCAGCAAGAGATTTTGCAAACGCATCGCCAGCCTCGGCCTTGCCGATGTTGACCGACATCTTTGTTACCGCCACTGCAAAGCCCTCGGCATCCACGCCAGCCAGTTTCGCAGCAAGCCCCAGCCCTTGCAGTGGCTTAAGTGCCATGCCTGTGCGGTTGGCCAAATCGTTGAGCGAATCGACTGAACTGGAAACACGCGAGGCCATCTCCAGCGCACTGCTTCCAAGGCCGGTAATGATCCCAGCTCCAGCACTAATGCCAGCAAAGCCTATCTTTGCAATCTCAATGGTCTTAAGGACGGCTAGATCCTTGGCAGCTTTCTGCGCCGCAGCTCCCATCGTTTTTAGCGTCTTGTTGACGCGCGCAACCTCGCTACGAATACTCGTAGAGTTGGCTGTGATCGCTATTGCGACTGCTTTACTTTTGGCCATTTAAATCCTGCTGCATCTGCTTGAGCACGTCATTGATTTGAGTGCGGTGCATCGGCCCACGCTCTATCGGGACAAAGTCTGCTGGTGATGGCACGCGAGAACGTCCGCAGTGCGGAGCCAGTGCCGCCGTGGCCAACAATCCGGTCTGACTCCACGGATCGTCCAGCGGCTGGAAGTATCGTGACCACGCAATCCATTGCGAAAACTCCCTGCTATCCATCCGGTCTATTTCAGCCAACGTCTTTTTCAGGTGGCCCGCCAAACGCATTTTGAATTGGAGCGTCGGACGGGCATTCATTCCCCCGCGATTTCCTGCACATCCTCTTCGCTCAAAGCGTTGTGAGCCATGGCCTGCGTCCACAGTCGGTGCATCACCACGCAACTTTTCTTTGACAGCAGCGGCACTTCGGCATCGCTGAACAGTCGCACGCCCTTGGCATCGCACAAACATCGCGCAAGGAACTTGCTGCGGAAGTTCTCTACGCCTTTTTCTTTGTGGTTCAACCACTCCAGCTCGTGCGCGTCGCGCTCACCTACATTCATCAACCGTATGTAGACATCGCCGCCCCACTCATTAACCGTCACCTTGAGTGCGGCCAAGTCGCTGGCCTCAATGATTTGTGATGCAATCAGATCCATTAGAATGGGTACTCCTGTGACTCTACAAACTCAAAGCTCACTGTGTATTTCGTGATGCCGTTGAGTTCTGCTGCAATGGAAACGCCAGTACACACAGCCATTGTACTAAGCGTGCAACCTCCACCCGTCACCACCAGTGGCCCTCTTACGCCGCGCAGTGCGCTGCTGACGTTGCTGCCGATGGTGCCGATAGTGGCGGTGCCAAAGTTAGGCACCCACGTCGTGTTGCGGCCTTGCGGCATGGAGCCGCCAAACGTCCACTGCAACTCTGTGACTTCGAGCGCAGCAACGTTGTTAAAGGTCACCACGATGCCTGTGGATGGTGTGGCCATGTAATGACCTCACGCCACTTTAAATGTCGCGGTGCCCTTCATGACTTCGTTGACCGTGGCAGTGACGCTTGAGGATGAGCAAGTTGCCACGCCTGTGTAGGCGATGCCACCTGTAATCGTCAGCGTGCCGCTGCTGCCGCCCACAACAGGCACTGAGCCGTGGTAGTCCATCGTGACTTCTTTGCCCGTGTCGCCAGCGGTCGATCCCACCAGCGGCTTTTTCATTGTCAGCACAGTTGCGCCGGTCGTCTGGCCAAGGTGCGAAACGTCCAGTTCTTCGGTTGCCCCTGTTACGTCGCTGACGCTGTAGGTGATGTTCGTAACGGTGAACGTAGTGCCTGCAAAAACAAATGTCGTGCCTGCGCCTGCATGTGGGGTTGTGGCCATTTCAAATCTCCTGCCAAAGTATGTCGAGCGTCAAAGTAATCTGATAAACGGGTGGTAGATCGCCGCCTTCGAGCGTGACGAAATCGTCGCTTTCGGTTTCTAGCGACACTTGCAAGACACTTACAGAATAAGCGTCTCCATGCCACCCATCCAGAACGCCACGCACGGCATCAGCAACCCGCCTGGCTTGCTCGTAGGTGCTGGCAAACACGGCAATGCTGACGGTCAGCGTAGGTACGCCCATGGGGCTGGAGAGGGTCTGCATGCGGACAATTCCGCTGCGGGTGACCGTGGCGAATGGCAATGACGCAGAGGCCGGGGCCAGCACCGGGTAGACGCGGTGGCCCAACTCTATGGCCGTGGCGGGCGAGACAGCCAGCTGCCGCATGATGACTTGCTCGGGGCTTTTTAGCACGACAGTCTCCTATGTGCCTTCCGTGAATCCAGCTTGAGCGATGGCCTTGCCCAGTGCGATGGTTAGTTCCTTTTCCATCACGGACTTTATTTGTGGCAACGCTCTAGAGTACGCCCGTGAAACAAGGTGCAGGGACGGCCCAGTGCCAAGGGCAACTTTTTTATCTAGGGGTGCAGATTTGAAAAAGGCCTTTGGATACTTCGGGCTGGTAGTAAAACGCACCTTGCCTTTGTTTTTGCCAGACTTTGCCACCTTCTTTTGAATAATCTTAAAAGAGCCTCGCTTGTTGTATGAAGACGCAATTCGTTCTTTTGTAAATCGTGGCTTGGTGCCAAACTCAAGGATGCTGGAGTGCATGCCCTTTTTGCCAAGTCGCTGGCTGCTCTTGTGTTCCACAAACGCCGCCGCCTTGCCTTGATTCCAGTAGTTGCGCACTGTGATCTGGCTGCTTTTGCGAAGATTGCCTGTCGGGCCTTTTGGCGTAATCGCCTTGAGTGCGTCCAGTGCTGGCTTTGCGGCCTTGCGTAACGCGGCACCCATGTGCAGCGAAGCCACCTTTGGGTCTGCCAGTTTCTCAAACTGTGCTGTGATGTCTTCCAACCCCGTTATTTGTGCCATAACCCAGCTTGCCATTAGACGGCCTCCTGGCATATCAACTGATGCTCGCTGCGTCGGTCATGCTCTAGCACGCTGATGATCTCTAGCGTGCGGCCACGCCACGAAAGACGCATTTGCGCGGTAAGCCCGTCCAAGTAGCGCATCTGCACTTTATGGGTGACGCTGGTCTGCTGCTGGCCGTCAAGCGATTCACGCACGCTCACGCCTTCGACGCTGGCCCAGCGTGTGGCGTAGGTGTTCCAAGACAGCGTGGTTTCACCAAGGTGATTGCGTCTCTCCACTGCGGATTGCACCACCACGATCTCTGTCAGCTTGCCAGCGTCAATCATGTTCCCACCAAGAGAATCGTGTAGGTGGCCGTGCCACTGACAGCTGCGACGTTCACCGCCGCTGTGGTGTGGCCGCTCAATGCAAACGCTGCGCACTGCGTGGTGCCCGAATAGGCCGTAACGCTGGAAGATGTGAACTTGAGGGCAGCAGTGCCTTGCAGCACCACGCGGGTGACCGTGGCAAACGTCACGGCTGAGCCAGCGGAATCAACGTATGTAGATGGGGCAACGGCAATGGACACTGCCGATGTGCCACAGGTGCCCGTCACAATTGCAACCTTGCCCGT